TTAAATCTTGTCCTGTTACACCAAAAAATTCGTATTGATTCTGTATAGCCATTAAAATAAAAAGAAGTTAAAAGCTTCTATCTCCTGTTTAATCTCTTGTTGAAACGTTGTATTTAATTTTTCAATAACAGCATCCAAGTCTCTAACTTGGTTAGCAGATACTGATTCATCATATTCTCTTGATGCTCTTGTTAATGATTGTACAATTTTAGCCATGTAATGTTTCTCCTAGTTGACCTCTGTTCATGTTGACATTTGTAATGCCTCCGTTTTTAAAATATCTTCTATTAGTACCATCAATAAAACCACCATCTTTTTCTCCACCACCCCAATCAGAATCTTCTCCAGCTCCGCTATAACTTCCACCATCACCCTCATTATAACCACCACCACCATTGTATTGATCAGTTCTATAATCTTCTTGTGTAGTTTGTTTTTTTTCAAAAAACTCATCTTTTTCTTTTAAAGCTTTGTCTAACTCGTCTTGTTGACCTTTCGAAAAATTTGTTGTCTTTTTACCTAAAAATGTATTGTATCCTTTTGTTTTCTTAGCTTGTAATTTATCTATTTTATTTTGTAATTGTTTTTGATAATTATTAGTTCCAAACATAGATTGAACGTTCTGACCACTTAACACAGAATTATTTGAGTATTGTTGTAACCCACTACCAGGATTTCTTTCTATGTAACCTCTACCTGAAGCATAATCTATTTGACCTGCAAGATTAGGGCTGTAATTAAATGAACCTGGTCTTGTTGGATCAAATGCTCTACCTAACATTAAAGATCCTCCCATTAAAAGTCCCGGTCCTAACATACCACCAAGTTTACCACCCATTAAACTTTGTATACCTCGATTAATTCCTGCTCTTTTAAGATTGTCTATAGGATTAAAACTTTGACCCGTTAAACTAATTGCATACTTAGGGTTTCCTTGTTGTTTATCTAAACCTAATTTTTTTGCAGCATATTCTCTTGCTTCATCTGTAATATAATCTAATGATTTTGATTTTGCGTATGATATAGCTATTGATTCTAGTAATGCTTCCATTATCATTATCTTCTTCCTCCAGTTTGTATATCTAACCTAAAGGTTCCTAATTTCCAACTAGTATCTACGGCTGTATTAGATATTGTAAGAGCTATAGCTCTACCTCTAGCACGTGTATCTACTTTTGTCGTGCTAGACGATATAGTAAAAGGACCCAATGATGAACTTGCTGCTGTATCATTTGGATAGTTTCTTAAATCTAATTGTACAACAGTATTACCAGCTTGAGATATAAAGTCAGGTATAATTCTACTAACTCTCATAATGTTTTCACCATCACCCCTGAGATCACCTAGGTTTGTTGCGGCTCCTCTTACAACTTTTTGTGTAATGTCATAATCACCAGAAGTAATATTAGCTGGTATGGCTGTTGTCACTCCTAGTCTTATTTGATTAACCCCTGTTTCGTGTTCATAGTAATATGAAATTCCTTCTGTGTTACCAACTACATCAAACGATGTATCTGTGCCTGCATCATATTGTGTAGCATGCGGTAATCCAAATACAGCAGAATCAACCCATGAAGTTCTAATAAACAAAGGACTTGCATTTACAAACCATATAGGACGTTTAGATGTTGAATCTAAATAACTATATGTAACTGATTGAGTATTTACATTTGATCCAGCTTCTGGATAAAACCACGTAACTTCACCAAACAAGTTATTAATTCCTGCATAAACCATTTGATTAGATGTAGTATTTAAACTATCATAAACATAGTCTTCTACTAAACAATCCATAGATTCTAGTTTACCAGTATATCTAAAGAAACCATTATCAGACATCCAGTACGCAGCACCATCAACTTCAACGGCTGCATTTTTACCAATTAATCCACAGTTAGTACCAACTTGTTCAAAAGCAAATGTAAAAGGAGTTCCAACAAATCTCATAGTAAATAAAGCTGTATCACTCCATACATATAATGCATTTCTTCCAAGCTTAGCACCAATGATCCGTGATCCAGCGGCCAGTCTTTGTGTACCAGCACTATTCTCAGCTGTAGGTGTGTATTCATTTATATTTTCTTGAGAGGAAAATCTTATAAACATATCATCTTGTGTAGACTTATTTCCAATAGTTGTTTCTGTTCCAAAAAATACTAAGTGTCTATCTGGAGTTGATACTAACATATCTCGAGATGCTGTTGGTGCACCGGATATAATTGTAGCCCGTGTTGCTGTTGCATTAGATGCATCAGAATTCCATTCAAAACATTCACCGTTAAATATTAAAGCAATAAGTGTGCTTCCTAAATTATCTAATGACCACATACCAGGTTCAGCTACAGTATCTGTGTCAGCTGATGATTGACCCCAACCAGAAAAATCACTATGATTTGTAACTGTAGCTCCTGTGCTATGAGAAGCATTCGTTGTTCCTCTAACATTTCTAGTTATTCCTGTTAAAGTATTTGTTGCTGTAGTAACACCAGTATAAGAAATTTCTTCAGTACCTACTTGTATAAAATTAGTTCCTGTTGTTGGAAAATTTAATACAGAGGTTAAAACAATACTAGTTCCAGTTCCACCTGTTCCCGCTGAGTTAGCAGATAATGATCCATTTAATGTAGTTGTTTGAGGAGCTGTTGATGTTCCACCCCACTGTGAAATACCGTAACCAAAAACCCCAACTTGTTCTGCTGGACCTACGTGATAGTATTGAAAAAAAGTTATACCTCCAGAAGTAGTTGCTCCTGATCCTGATTCATTACCAGGCATTGTAATAGTTAATTCTGTTCCTGATATAACACTAGTAATCATAAATTTTTTATCACAAAAATCAGAAGCTCCAAAATTAGAACCTGTAATTGCACTAAACGTAGAAATATCCCCAAACAAAATAATGTCTCCTGCTTCAAAATTATGCGCACTGCCAAATGTAAGTGTTACGATTGGTGATCCGTTAACAGTGCTAAATGCACTTGTAATAGCTGTACCAGATGGATTAACTAAAGGGTGAATGTCGTAGTATACTTCTCCTGAATAAGCGTATAAAATTCTATTGGTTCCAATAATAGCATATTTAATACCATCTTTATTAACCATATGATGTAACCCTCTAGCTGCACCTGTTAATTTACTAGCGCCTAATTGAGACCAACCACCAATTTTTTCAGGTGTACCATACCTAAAACGTACATTTTCACCACCTGTCCATTGAGACTCGGCACCTGTAGATGTAACTTGTTTATTGAATCCTGGTAAAAAACCTAATTTTTGTAACATATATTAAAACCTGTTTATTAGGTAGTATACTAGATCACAACTGATTTCAATATTTAAACCCTTTAAAATAACTAGGTAAACCAAGGAAAGGTCTTTTATCAAATTGATTAGCTTTAGCATTTTTAGAATTAGATTTGTTATAATGCAAAAAAACCTGTCCACAATCTTTACCTTTAAATTCTTCTCTCCAATGTTCTAGATCACAACCAGAATAAATTAACATATCTCCAGGGTTTAAATTAACTTCTATCCCATCCCTTCCTTCTTTTCCTGTAGGATCTAAATATATAGGCCATGGTTCACCCCCTAAATTTAAAGTAGTAGATATTTCACATGAATACCTATCTTTATGTCTAGCTAAAATATCTCCTTTTTTATAAATTCTTGCATAGGAATATGTAGGACTTAACTTTATTCCAGTGTGTTTTTCCATAACAGGTTTTACTTCTTGTAATAAAGTTTCCATTACTAAGTCACTATAGTGTGAATAAGTGTTAGGTACTTGGTGATCATTCCATACACCATGTTCTGTGTTAAATGGAGACAAGTATTTTTGATCAAATAAAAACTTAGTAGATTTTCTTTTATTTAAAAAATAAATATAAACAAATTTAGCTAGCTCCGGAGAAATAGCTTTTTTTAATACTGTGTATTTATTTTTCTTGAATGACATTTAATACTCCTTTTGGTATTGCTTGGCAGTTCCAATGTATAAATCTAAATGGTTCATAGCCCATATCAAGAACATATTGATGAGGCAGGTAAGATGGAAAAAATACCATTCTACCAGGTACTGCTTTATAGTTAATTTGTGAGGATGCATAAGTAACTTTTGTTTTATCTATTTCAGGTAAAAGATTCATAAGATTACCCGGTCTTGGATCTTCAAACAAAGGCATAGATGTTTTGTCACTAGCTTTTAAAAAATAAAAACCAGACATATGACCATTCCAATGAGTGTGCAACGTGTGGTGTCCTCCACCTTTTTTAGCAAACTCTTGTACCCACATTTCTGTAGTAAATAACTGATGACCCGACATATCAAAACCCATTTCTATTAATAAGTTATTTGAAGTATCACCTATGTAGTTTATTAAATTTTTAAAACTAGGATCACCTATTAAACTTGTTGAATGATACACACTACCTAAATCACCTTTGTTTCCATATTTTTTATTACGTTTATTAATACCAGGTTTTAATCTTTTTTTAGCTTGATCAATATATTTATCAGATGCTTTGTCTATATCGTTAACAAATTGTGGTGCATCAGCAAACCATATAGGACACTTAAAAAAATCTTGTCTAAATAATTTTTTTGGATAAATAATTTTTTTCTTCATAATTTTTTATTTAAATGGATATCCTAAATTCCAAATAACCAAACTGTTTCTTTCTCCGCTTTTTACCGGACATACTCTATGCCACACAAACGAAGGAAATACAACTAAAGATCCTTTAGGTAATATCTCTGTACATTTTTTAATATTAGGTTTTTTATCTGGATCTGTATTTCTAAAATCAAATTCTAATTCTCCACCTTTGTAATCTTTTGGATCTGACAAAGTAACTGTTACAGATAATTTTCTAATTTTTTGATGTGATGGAGTATTGGGTTGATTGTATGGTTTATTCCAGCTATCACTATGCCAATCATAAAATTGTTTCTTTTTATATGTTGTAAATTGACAAGCTTCAGAATGGTCCCAATTAAAATTCCATCCCGAATCTCTATTAGCTTTTTGAATGTAAGGGTGAATTTCTTTATAAATCCATTTATCTTCCATCCAAACAACATCTGAATTTCTTTTCTTTTTTAAATCATTAATTGATTTTTTATTTAATTTCTGTTTATCAAAACCACCAGTGACTGCCATTTGGTGTTGTAATTGTTTTCCGTATTTAGTTATGTCATCGCAAATTTTTAATGGAATAGCTGATGTAAAATACCAATAATAATTAACTAAATTCATTTTTATTATCCTATCAATTGTCTTTTAGATTCAACTACAAAACTCTTTAAAGAAGGGTCCATTATAAATTTAAAAAAAGCAACATAAGTTAATCTTGTTTTATTATTTGGATCAATAAGATTTTTTACACCATGTACTTGATTGCCATCAAATAATAATAATCTATTTTTAACAGATTCAAAATAAATTGTTTCATCAAATTGAGAATTATTTTCCTGTAAACTTTCATAATATTTTTGATCAAACTGTTTACTTTTAAGATAGTGCCTTTTTAAATCATTATGTTTAAAAAATGATTTATAATCTTTTGGTTTAAATATAGAAGTACCGCAATTTTTACTATCACTTAAATAAATTATTGCACTAAGTTCAGTATCATTGTCTTGATGAATCCACCCTTCTTTACCATAAGAGTCATCAATTTTTTGAAAACCAGAACTTGCTCCGTACATTAATTGATTTGTAAAATGAGGAACAACAAGTCTTAAAATTTTTAAATTAATAAAACTAGCTAAAGAGCTGTCTTCTATCTGTAAATTATTTGTTCTTTTACCTGGCCAACGCCCATCTTTATCAACATAAAATTTTAATTTAGTAGAANCTTGTATTATTTCATCTACGTTATCAAAAAAATTATCTACGCACATTGTAGGCCACTTCATATTGATCCTTTCATACGAATACTACTATATAAACTATTTTAAATTATTTGTAAAGAGTAATTATTCAGACACCCAAGATAAGGCTGATGCATCCCAAGAAAAGTTATTTTCTGGAGTTTCTTTATCTTTTGCAATCCATTTTAAATTAGGTTCATCCCACTTTATATTGTAAAGTTTTATAATAACATCACCAACTGATTTACCTTCTGGTATAGTAAAAGGGTTCCACCCTGTTATTCTAGTTGGCTCTTCTGGATCACTGTAAACGGGTTGAGGTTCCACATAAACTTCTCCTAAAGGATCTTCGTAAGTTATAATTGTTGGATAAACTACTGGTGGTTGCCAATCGTTATTAGAATCTAATGTAAAAGATAGGTAAGGTTGTGGTTGAATAAATATATCTTGAACAGAGTCGTAAGTAAAATTTAACCCACAAAATTGTTTTCTAAAATTATGTGTGTATGATGTTTGTTTCCAAACACCACCTTTAAAAAATTTAGCACACCATGTTTCACCATCGACATGCATATCATTATCACCTAAAGAACCAGCTGCTGTTTCAATATCATTAGCAACAACTACTACTCTTTTTACTATATTGTTTTCATCTAATTCTGCAAAATGTGCCATAATATATTTTTAACTAACCTCTAATGTTCCTGATACTGTAAATCTTGCAATTTGTTTACTACCTGGGACTGGTGTAACTGTGTTTGTACCGGGTGTTACTGAAACAGTAACAGAAGTTGGAAAACTCATAAGTACTTTACCAGAACCGCCGTTCATTCCAATTCTAGAAGGAGAGGGACCTGCAGCATAAGAAGCACCAGCGCCACCACCAGTGTTAACTTCACCAGCTTGACCTGCGTCATAAGATTGAGAACTTCCACCAGCATCACCGCCACCACCACTAGCACCACAGCCTCCAGCTCTATTACATGCAGTAGCACCACCGCCGCCAGAATAAAATCCATTTGTGGGTCCATAAAAAGGTTGAGGTTCTGTTCCAAAAGCTGGTCTAACATCTTTACCTCCAGCTCCGTTTCCACCTTGACTGCCGCCATTAGCACCATTACAACCGGAGCCGCCACCGCCGCCACCGCCAGTTCTGTTTGAAGGGTTACCTGTACCACCATTACCACCAAAACCAAAAGTTCCTGAATCACCTGCTGCACATGATTGTATTCCTGCTCCAGGACCGGAAGTACCTGATTGTCCAAAAGCTCCTCCACCAGAACCACCAGGACGACCTGAATCAGTTATGGGAGGACTTGGTTGACAACCACCTCCACCACCACCACCACCTATGGCAGTTAGTGCAAAATCTCCATCACCTACAGTAGTGTCGTTACCATTGTTAGCAACAGCAGACCATAAAACACCAGTGCCACCAGCTCCAATTACAATTGGAATTGCACCACCAGCAAATGCTTTTGTGTAAGCAGAAGCATTAAATATTACACCACCTCCACCGGCTCCACCATTTGCAGGAAAAGCTAATGTTCCACCTCCACCGGCTACTGCAGCAAAACCTGAAAAAGTAAGACACTGTGTTGCAACACCACCACCAGAACCAAATCCTAAAACTTGATAACCAAATGATTTACCTTTTCTTTTTTGTATATTTTTTGTGTTCTTACTTGATGTAAGTTTATTTTTAATGTCTCTCATATCTAAATTCCTTATGCGTCGTTAGCCGCGTCAGTAGTAAAGAATAATTTGATACCTAGAACTCTACATTCACCAGTAAATGTATCACTACCGTCTGCCGCATCTCTAAAAAATTGAAAGTATGTTTGCTCACCTGCTGCAGGAGAACCCGCAACTGTCACTGCACTACTTTCACCTGTAATTTGTTGATCTTCAACTGTTCCAATACCAGCATCTGTAATATTTATTGCTGTTCCATATGCAACATCAATAGTGTCATTATCTGCACATGCAACACCCTGTAATCCAAAAATAGCATTTCCTGTATTAGTTGTGCTTGGAGACCAGTAAGCTTGATAAGTTATTGTGCCTTCATTCCATGATTTAGGCATAGCTATTGTAAATTGTGTATATTGTTTTGTACTAGCATCAAAATCAAATACTTTTAAATCTGGTCTTGTAGCTGTTGTTTCTACTTGTGCTGCATCTGCAGGGTTAGTAGTTGGTC